ACGGCGTTACCCACGGTCAATTCTTCCCCGTCGATAAGCAAGAAGCACGAAAGCGTCTTGGTTTGCCCCTGGATGCCTTCATTGTTTTCAACGGCAACCGCAACCAATTCCGTAAGCGCATCGACATCACGATCGAAGCCTTCGCCAAGTTTGCTGTCGACAAACCCGATGCCCAGCTCTACCTACACATGGGGCAAAAGGACCAGGGTTGGGACATCATGGCGGTCTTCGCACGGGAGATGAACAAGGTTGGCCTCGATCCCAACAACCGCATCATCCTCAGTAGTAATGATGCACATCCGCCCAATGTCCAGGTGGACGCACTCAACCTGATCTATAACGCCGTCGATATTGGCGTTAATACCTGCAAGGGTGAAGGCTGGGGTCTCGTCAACTTCGAGCACGCCGCCTGTCGTGTCGCCCAAATCGTGCCGGATCACACCTCCTGCAAAGAAATCTTTGAGGGTTACGGCAAATTGATCCGTTGTGACCACGTTGATGTGGACACTAACTACGCACGGGAGATGCCCTGTCCTTCTGCCGATCACCTGGCGGAATTGATGACCGAACTCTACGAAGATCGGGAAAAACTGGATGCTGTCGCTGAGTTGTGCTACGTCCGTGCCACGGATGAACAATTCTCATGGGACACGGTTGCGTCTCAGTTTGGCGGAATCTTTGAAGACGTGCTGAAAGAAGTGGATCACGGGTTGGAAGAGGAAACTCCTGCTCCAAAAAGTAAGAAGAAACAAAAACGGTCCAAGAAAAAGGAGCTGGCTGGCGTAAGCTAACTCCGGGAACCGACGAAGACCTACCCGCCTCTAGCGCAAGGCGGGTTTTTTATGGCCTATTAGTCTCATGTTGAGACCAAGGTGGGAAGATGAGGCGTGATAGCGACACAGAATAGGCGTATTTTTCCTTAGATAAGGGCCAGGTTACGCCGCTCCGATAGTGTAAGTGTTTGTTCTGCTTCTCATGAGACTTAGAAACACAGAATAGACGTTTACACTATCCGAACGGCGTAACTTAGACTAAGATCTAAGCAAATTCATTCCTATTCTGTGTTGTGCCGCACAACTACCTGGAGATGCCACCGCTCTGGAGGCTGGAAGAAATCCTGGAACTGACGGATGAGCACCCAAGCGCCCTAAAAAGGGTCGAAACTGGGAAATTTGTCACCCGACGAAACAAAGTCAGCGGTTTTTACGAGATCTCAATCGACAACGAGGTCTTCTTGGCCCACAGAATTGTCTATTACATGCGAACAGGCCAATGCCCAGATGGTTTCTGCGTTAAGCACGGCCCCCTAAACCGAGAAAAAGACAACAGAGAAGAGTTGGTTCAGGCCTATCGACCACGTCCGTACAAGCGGAAACCCTCCTGGAGCTGGAACTAATGGCAAATGTGGCCCAGGCTTTAGAGCTAGCTGACTTTCGGCACGTCCAAGACATCGATTCCCTTGATGAGTCTCAACTTAAGTCTCATGGGTATTACAAGGGATACCAATGCCCGCATGGACATACCATCCGAGACATGCAAATGCATTGGTGCTACCACTGCGTCATCAAGATCAAGTCCAATCTCTGCGGATTTAATCTCAATTTTCTCAATGTAGACTACAAAATCAAATACCACCGGCTCTGGGCAGCGATTGATGTCGGCGCTTCAAACGAGTGCTGGAAGATAAAACTCCCTGGAAAAGCATCACCAAGACGTATTTGTTTTCCGTCTTACCGTGCGTACTACAGCAATCGGAAATCAGAAAACGTCACGCCCCATAAGGTGATATACCAGTGTGCGTGGGGGGATGTGGGGGCGATGGTCGTAACACGGGTCTGCGGTAATCCCTGGTGTGGCAACCCATTACACATGGTTTCCACCTGGAACATTGGTATGCCACCAAAACATGTTCAACCGATGGAGTTGGAGTTCAAAGCGGAGGACTTGATGTTGGTTAGCGCCGCAAAGCGGGCAAATAGGTTAAATGAACTATTACAGCGATCACATAAGCAGACGATTTTACATCCGTTATGTGCTAAAGATGCTCCCTATTATGATGAAGGATAGATAATAAAAGTAAAAATATTATGCGTAATCAATTAAGCCAGCGGCAGCGTACTGCTAACGATCCGCTGTTGATTGGTACGTTTGACCAGACTTCTATTCGTTATCTGACCGGCACCCTTGGTCCCTTGAGCCAGGTGGTGTCCGGTGGTTATGGCGGCGGTACATATAACCATTGGTTCAAGATTGCAATAAGGGTTCCTGCCTGGATCATCATTGCAAAAGGTGGTCCTAAACCTAATTACATCCAGGTTTCTGCATACGACATCAATAGGAATCCGATCCAGGGGCGGATGATCTTTGGTGCTGACAGCATCACGATTGAAAAAGACGGTTCACTATTTAATCCTTATGTCGGTCATGTGATGGCCGCTGGGTCTGACCTATACAACAATTACGACCCACGCCGCCTGGACAGAGGCGATGATATGTACTATCCCCTTGGTGTTGGGGAGTACTTAATTTGTATTTCTTCTACCCGAAATGAGCGTTTAGATTATGCCGTTGGGATCGTTGTTGAAGTTGCCGATCCCACACCATTTATCTTGCTTGAGGATTTTTCTCGTTTACTCTTTGAAGATACCGCAGAAGAAAGCTCGGTATTGGCTGATGTGACCCTTGGTTACACCGGCGCTGAGGACCACGAACATTCACTGGCTGAATGGGAGACGGCATGGAGAAGGGAACATCAAGACGATAATCCCTTCCCCGCAATCCTTGTTCCTTTGACGACACGTCCATGACTGCTGATAGCAAAAATAATTCTTCCCAAGAAGAACAAGTTTGCAAGCATGATGTTAACAAAGAGAAGAAAACTTGTTTAGAGTGTTATTGCGAAGAGAACCCATCAGCACCAGAATGCTTGATGTATGACGATTAATGGCTAGTGGCAACATCAAGGTTACGACGGATCAAAAAGACTGGGACGACTTTTTTGCCTCAGAACCTGATCTTGAAGATGCGTTTGCTCCCGTGGATTTATACGCAGCGCGGGTGCGTGTGGCTTGCGAGCTTAGCAATCGGCAAGTCCAAACGCCAGATAAACGATTGGATGCAACAACGCCCCAAGAAATCGGTGCGGAAGCTAAGTTCAAATTTGACCGGTAGGTTTGGTCCCAGGACCCAGGCCATTGCTATCCGTCAAGTGCGGCAGTGGATGCAAGAAATCCCAGAGGGGGACTCAATTTGCATGCGTTGTGAGTCTGCGTTGCCTGAGAAACAATTTAGGGTGTGGAAGAAATGGTTTGAAAAACATGAAGATATTCGTTGGGAGATCTCAGAAGAACACAAGTCGTTTTTCTTCTACAGATCAAGGGCATAGAATACAAGCAGTTGGGTAAATCTTATGGATTTCGTTAAGTACATCGAAGTTCTGCTGGCCGTTCATGCTGCAGCTTCTGCCATCACCGCACTCACCCCTACTCCTAAGGATGATGCAGTGGTTGGCAAGATCTACAAGATCATTGAAACCTTGGCAATGGTCGTTGGTAAAGCAAAGCAGCGCTAATTAACTGGCGTATACCACCAGACAACACCGCCTTCGTTTTCGACGGCGCTTTTCAATGCATTTGCCTCCACTTTATGAAGTGTGAGGCATTTTCTTTGGTCGTTTAATTCGTAGCAAATGTTGACTTTAATGTCAGGGTTGCGATTGCGGTTTCCCATTGGTCTGCGTTGTTGAAGCGACAGGGGGATTTCCTTTGGTTGTTCCAGGAGGGCGTCCCCGTTTTACCTGTGGCGGAGTCGGTTCTTTTTTATCTGCCTCCTTTCGGCTAATTCCATAGACTGCAAGTACGCTTGTAACCAGACTAGAAATAAAAGCGGCATCGACTTTTGTTGCAATACCGAGGTAGCTCGCAGTAAGAATTGCAAGCGCCCACGTCAAGACAGCAGCTGGAACTAAAGAGCCCAGATAATCCCTTAGCTGTTTAGGGTCCGGGCCTAGTTTCATGGCTGGAAAGTTCTACCCCAGCCAGAGGACGGACCTTCTGGCAGCCAACGTGATGTGAGCATTTTCCGGGTGTAAATAGCACCCTTTCCGTTTTCCGGAGGACCGCTGTAACCGTCATTAACGCTGCCGTACGGGTCGTTGACAATGAAGTCACCGTTCTCCTTCATGCCACGAACAACGAGCATGTGACCGCCCGTAGGTGCCGATAAGGTCCCTCTGTGAAGGATACCGATAACAACCGGACGGCCAGCCTTCAGTTCGGTTTCTAAGTTGGCAAACGACAGGTTGGTGTGCCAGGTGGAGTTAAGGCCATAGGACTTCAAAAGGTTGGTTTGAGCCCCATGGTCGGTCGTATCTCCGTAACCACCGCCGATTAGTTTTTTAATATACTCATCATCGGATTCAATGGCTTCAGGTCTAAAGAACTTGAGGCACATTGCGCAAGACGAGCTGTTGCAGGTGCGTCCAGCTTGGGTGTAGTTATCAGTTTGGAGCCACTCAGGAACTTCGAGGCAGATGTCAGAACCTTCAACTGCTGCTTCAGTATGTAGTTCTCCGTCAAGCTCACTCCAATGACCAGGAAACACCCACCAAGTACCAGCGCTGTACCCAAGTTCGACTTGGACATGACCAGATTCCTCCTTAAGGATTGTGCATTTGGAATAAACCTTGCCAGCAAGGACTGATTTCTTCTTGTCAGCAGGCAGCTCGGAACCAGCAATTGGTTCTTTCTTGAGCAGGGTGTCGTGAGTAGCAGTAAGGTTCGTCACTTTCTTATGGGCAGAGTAATCAGAGCCACTGCAGAACAGTTCAGTTTCAGCAGCACGGCGACGCATTAGACCAGCAAGTCCGCCATTGGTCCAGCGTTTTAGTTCTTCTCGGGCAACAGTGTTTGGGTCTTCGCCAGAATTAAGGCGCCTGCGGAGAGTGGATTCAGAGAAGGCACCAACACCGCAGTTGAAGGCAAACGAGACCAGGGCATCGAACTGGCATTGGTTAAGGCGGATGTCAACTAAGGAGTTGATTCCGTCCTCAAAACGAGCCAAATCTTTAATTAACAAGTCTTCTGCATCGCCCCTGGTGATGGTCATACCAGGCTTTACATGTAAGCCTGTTGAGCCATAACCAATGGTTAATACATTGGAGCTGCAGTAGTAAGCGTGTAGGCGTAGACCTTCGAAATGTTTAATAAGATCTAAACCTTTCTGGGAGATCTTCACGGTTATAACTTCTGTGGTCTAATTCTAGCCGGTGATAGTATTGAGTTATAGGCAAGAGATCAATGCAATGTGGAAATTACTACCTCTGTTAATTCTATTTGGAGGTCCTGTTTACGCGCAGTCAGTTGTACCAAACTTCACCCAGGGCAGCATGACGAGTACAACTACAACCAGCCAAACAATCAACGAAACAGTGCAAGTAAAGGTATATGGAGGAGATTATCGCAACGTAAGTGGAAGCAACGTAACCCCCAGTGGCGACATCAACGCTGCGGCAACAACGTATTCAGTGACGGACACCAGTCTTCCTTACAGCTTGGAAGTGGTTACCAGGAGCGCAGGAATTGTGGAGCAGACGGACATCACAAGAACTATTACTACAAGTTCTACGACAAACTCCTTGTCTGTCTTCTCGCAATAGGGTGTTTAGCGCCAGTTAGAGCACAGGAAGGTGGCACGACTGCCATTGCAAATCCTGTTGCAACATCTACTGGTTCAGTATCAAACCAGGCGGTGCAGATTAACCAAGGTGGTTATAGCCAGCAGGGCTTTGGGAATGGACATACATGTAATTCGTCTACCCTGGTAATGACACCGTTTTACTTAGGTAATGACGTTAATAATCCTGATGCTAGTTATGTGAGGAATCAAAACTTTGGAGCACAGATTAGCCTTAGTGTTCCGTTGGATGGAAAGATGGTGGAGTTATGTAAAGAATTAGCACGTAAAAAAATTGAAAAAGAACGTCTTGATTATGAGTTGGTGAGGGTACTTAAGTGCGCCGAGCTGCAGAAGATGGGTTACATGATACGACCCGAGTCACAATTTTATCCGCTTTGCTCCGACGTAATCTCCATCGCCGCCTTCCAAAAGTCTCAACAGGTTTCCCCCGTAACTTCTGAACCTTTGCAGCGGCAGCCTTGAAGGCTGGCTTGAAGATTTGTACTAAACGTTTAAACATTGAAGTAGCGGCGAGGGTAGCACCAACGCTTATGACGCTTGTTGTTGCTGCAGCCGAAAGTATTTCTGCCTTTGGCACGGGGATATCAAGATTAGTTCCTGGCAGGGTAATTGTTGTGACTTCTACTGGTGATGTTGGTTCTAAGGAAGGCGAAGGTAAGACGAGTTTTGGAAGTTGTGGTTTGGGTTGCTGCTGGAGTGCTTGTTGTATCAGGCCCCTTATTGATTCTGGTGTCAGCTTTGGCTCTTCTTTCGTAGGTTCTGGTTCTTTCTTTGCATTGGGAAGAAGAGTATCTGGATCACCAGCGGTAGCAACCGGTGGAATGTAGAGGGGCGTATATGCAGGAAGATCTGCCCTTGGAAGCTCCAGGAAAGGAGTATCCAAGGACAGAGGAGTAGGCAGTGTTGGAGCCGGGAGGTTAGGAGCTACTGGCAGTAGCAGCGGTTCCATTATTTAGCGAGTAGGACTATTGTGCCTCAAGAGCAGCAACTTTTGCTTCAAGAGTTTCAATTGCTTGTTGTTGGCGTTTAACAACATCCAACAACAAAACAGTAACGCGATCGTATTGAACACCGTCAGGGTATGCCTTGGTATTGTCTACCAAAACTTTTTCTTCGACGCCCTGATCGTTAATCTGAGTTTCGTAAGCATCTTCAGAATACGACCATTGAACAAGGCGCGGTTCAATTTCTGCAACTTCTTCTGCAATTAAACCGTACCAAGACCAGTCTTCTCGATCTGCCTCTGCTTTAGAGCGATACCAGACAGGTCTAAGATTTAATACTGCATCTGCTTTTTCTGTAAGAATATCTTCGATGTTTTGCTTGTAAGCAATAGAAGAAGTAGATCGCAAAATTCTATTTTCATTGGCCGTGTGAATAAACGCATTTGCTGCTGAAGCTGTAGTGCCGCAAGTTATTAGGTGTGTTCCATTGATATTGGTCATTAAAGTTCTATTTAGTCCGGCAACAGTACCGCTATCTGCGCTTGCATAAATTTCAAAATTGCCGCCGTTATTTCTAATTGCTGTGTCAAAACGTCCGGTGCCACTGCGGCGCATAAATATTGCACTATTCGCTTCATCTGAGCTAATTGTGAGTACTGCATCGGAAACATCACCAGTAATTCCGTCTTCAGCAATGATCACGTGCCCATTGGGCGCAATTCTCATTCGGTCTTCGGGAGTAGATCCGGTGGCAAAAAAGATGCTTCTATTTTCGTTTGAGCGAGATTGTATGATTAAAGTACCTGCCGGGTAGTCACCACCAGCGCCTGAACCCGAGAAGATATAGCAACTATTTTCACCTGTAACTAATGAGTCACGTCCATCCATTCCAAAGCTAATTCTTCCATCAGCAGGAATAATTGATACTGTATTTACACTGTTTATGGCGCCTGCTGATCCAAAAATCGTATTACCTGTTGAATCAATACGCATCCTCTCTGTCGGAGTTACACTGCCCGAGTCAGATGTCTGAAAAACAAGCCGACCAGGCATATCGCCTACAGCTGCTGTGCCATCCACAAAACCCATAATTCGGGCGGCACGTTGCATATCGGCACCGTCATTACCTTGGAATTCAAGTGATCCAAGGCCATCATCATCGTCTACCAGGCCGTTATCGCTAACAGCCGCGCCTCTGGTTTTACCAAAGAAAAGACCAGCCAAGCCATTGTCATCAGAGTTTCTAACAAGAGATATTGTTGAATTATTAAAATCAGTACCCTCAAGTTGGATTTGAGGGGTTACAGAGGTACCACAAAAATCTGCACGGGCAGTACCATGACCGACCAGCAACCTGCCGGAGCTATCGATGCGTAAACTTTCCGCACTAGTCGAAGCGCCAGTTCTCCGTCTAAAAGCCAAATCCCCAACACTGGATCCTGTTTTAACACTTGAAATCGAGTGCTGAGTAGTGTCCGCAATGAATAGC